TTTAGTTTCAGATCATGTATTTAATGGAAGAATTCTTCCTAGGATACAAGATGCTTGAAACAGAGCAGTAGAAGGTAATCCTCTGCTACCCCCGAAAACCAATGATGGTATTGGGAAATTAAGTATTATAAAGGACCCTGAGTGTAAAAGGAGAATCATTGCTATGTTAGATTATCATAGTCAGTGAGCTCTCAAACCTCTCCATGATTATTTACTTAAAATTTTAAGTAACATAAGTCAGGACAGGACTTTTACTCAAGACCCTTATAATAGTTGAGGATCTCAAGGTAAATACTACTCTATAGATCTTAGTGCAGCCACTGACCGCTTTCCTATTAAACTTCAGAAACGTGTCCTACGACAAATCATAGGATATAAGCGTTCTGAGTCATGGGAAAGCTTACTAGTCTGAAGAGACTATAAAGCTCCAGATGGAACCAATATTAGATATAATGTTGGACAACCAATGGGAGCTTATAGCTCTTGAGCAGCTTTCACCCTTACACATCATTTAGTTGTAGCCTGAGCATGTAGGAAAAGTCAGATTGACTTTCGTACATTCAAAGATTACATCATCCTTGGTGACGATATCGTCATTAAGAATGATATTGTTGCAAGTAACTATCTTGCAATAATGACTAAATTAGGTGTAGATATATCACCTACAAAGACACATGTATCTAAGGGTACATATGAATTTGCGAAAAGATGAATATCAGATGGGATCGAAATCAGTGGACTACCATTTGGCGGTATTTTAAGAAATATTAAGAATCTTAAGGTAATATACCTTATTGTTCTTAATTATTCTCTTAAAGTGCCACTCCAAATTCGTGGAAAGCTAATCGATGTGATTGTTGAAGTATATAGTGGTCTTCAACTCAAAGGTAGAAGATATTTATCTTCTACTTGAGTTAAAGATCATTTATATCACTTCAGCATGTCCATTAGATTTGCTCTTGGCCTTTCAACAAATGACGAGTTAAGAAATTATCTCGCTATTTGTTTCAAAGACAACAGTCAAATAC